CGGCGAATTTGTGAATACGCCTTGGAACATTCATTGGGTCCAAGACGTACTCTGTACGACAATGATCCATGCACGATAAGAAGCGTGCATGTTTGCTAAATGCAAGCTGAACTAGTTCATAGCTCAGCAAGTCACTAGCAGAACTTAGATCAATCGTCGCCCATTCACCTGTACGGGAACCTACCAGCGCCAAATATTGATTCGGACGTTGGTCGGACAAAGCTAAGCAATTTCCGAGCACTGAACAACGAGATATAGCATCTCGAAGCACAGTGTTGAGCCCTTGCTGAATAAACATGTTCAGCACAGGCTCTACGGTTATCGTTCTCCGCGCTGAAGAATTCTTCGGAACGGAGACAACCTTAGCATATCCTCTAGGAGACAGTCCATGAGAAAGAAACGATCTACCGCGGTCACGAAACAGCCTATGGGTAGAACCATAAGCGTAGTCCATGATGACTTCTTCGGCAGTTCTGTTAGAACTAACGAAAAGGTCGAACGCGTATCGATCGTATTCTGAGTCAGTTTGCACTGACTCAAAGGCTTCCCGCCATTTCTGGTTTGAAGCCAATCCCTCACGAACGGCACCCGGACCATGTCTAGGGATAATCTCCGCGGGGTCAAAGCGACCGAGCGAAGATAACGCATATCCTGCGACACGTGAGAACAGAGCTGAACGCATACAATCGAAAGACTGGATGCATCCAGATTCTGTGTCCCAAAAAGTTCGTACTGCATCGTCGTGGAGAGTTTCTTCCCTCCCTGACTTTGGCACGAACTTCTTAAAGAATCTAAGAATCTGACGAAGATTCTTAATGGCCCGTAAACATGGGCCTTCTTTAAGAGATCCGGTTCTAACGTCGAACACTTTGCACAGCAAACCCGAAAACAATCTCGGGAGAGCTCCCTGGTGGCATCTACTAAAGCCATCTGGGCAGGCAAAACGTCCCTGCGCAAGGCCATAGTCAATGGCGTCGCACAAGGATGAAAGGGCGATGGAAACGAATCCATATCCCTCGTGTTCGAAGCGTGCCTGGATTGTGATAAGATCACGATCTAGTCCTTTCACGTCTGGCTCGAGCCTTGCTACATCTCGTAGCAAAGCTTGAAGGAGTCTCACAATGAGTGGACTTTTCATACTTCCCTCCTTGAGGGTTAGTATTCCAAGTTACACTCATTGATCCGAAAGCCGTAAGACCATGTCAAATGGGCGTCCGTCGTCAAGAACTGCTGAGTTATTGCGGTGTATTACCCGCAGGTAGGTCAGCAGTAAACGACGTAACCCAATCGATGTAGGCCTTAGAGGACTCTGGCGCCAAAACAACCAAGACAGGAATCCCCAAAGCTGCGACAGCAGTCGCAATAAGCTTAAAGATTCTACCATTGAAAACCCTCTTTTCGGAGGCCATCTTTGGTTCCTCAACTCTTTCTGTAGCGATATGCTACGATTGGAAGTTAAGGAGCTTGGTAGTAGTGACGTCCGCGTCAGCTAGCGTGTCCGTCAGGGCTTTCACCAATGCCACCATGGCAGTGGATGAAAACCCAAATGGCGGAACAGTAATCGAAATTGATGCCGAGGCAGTTTGCTTCGACGTCAATCCAGTGTAAGGGGAAACGGCGTCCACTGTAAGCTTGACTTGCATATAGTGGCGATCGCCAGTCTTCCCTGTACCATGGTTGATGATCAGATCATATCGATCTGTACCATCATGTCGACGAATGGACCCAAACCCATCACTCTTAGTGATGTAAAAATTAAGAGCGGGGGTTGGGGCCGCAGCTGGCACGGTAATCGGATCAACAAGCATAACAACTCCTGAGGTTGACTAGACCCGCTTCACAGCGCTTCTAGTTAGAGGTGAACTTCGTGAGAAGCGCACCTATGATGGCGGATTGTCCTACCGACAAAGTTGCCGGTCGGGATATTGCTTTCACACCTGCGAGGGTAGATATATCAACACGTCGTTGATACTTGTAAGGAAACCGGCCTTCAACAGGAAAGTACTTCAAATAAGACGTTGAAGAACTACTGTTGGGACCGATTATCGTTACACTATCCCCGTTTGAAGTTCTCACACGGGTCGAGACGGATAGCTGACCTTCAGAAGTGTAGGTCAAATATCCATAGTTGAAAAGACTCTTGTCTGAAGCCAGTGTGTTCATCAAATCAACATACTGGCCCAAACCGGAGAACCAATCAACTAACCAAGTCCACGGGACGAGATTGTACACGTCCTGCGGCCTCGGATCCTTTCCCCACTTTACGGAAAGAAGATCCTCCCGTAACCTAGGTACATCAATTTGAGGAAAACGTAGTGTGTAAGTGACCGCGGACTTAAGCGACCACTTACGTGATGAGGTCCATGACCCATCGACCCACGTTTCATTCCCAAATTGATCCCAGTGAGGATTTATGGAAGTGTCAACTGTTCCAAGGCCTTGTCTTTTGGCCCGAAACACAGTTGGCTGCCCTCGACGATCAATAAGGCGATTGATTTCCTTACTGATCACCTCAGGCAATGCCAATAAATCCAGAATGTCTTGATACAAAGGCGCCCACCCAAATACCACGTTAAGGTATTGTTTTCCTTGGCCTTTAAGGCCAAGGAGGGTAGACGATTGTATTAGGGCCTCGAGAGAATTCCGCAGTAACATCGGAGTCTCTCGAAGCTCAACCAAGGACCTCACAGCTGAGAAGCGTCTCGAGGTTGGCAACGAATCAGCCAACACACCGAGTCCATATTTAGCAACAGTTTGCGTAAACATGGACTTCTCAAAAATGAGAATCTTATTGGCTTCGACTTCTGGGTATGACATATCTGGACCGTCGATCCAGGTTCGGCTTTCCGTAACGGTGGAATCATATTGCATGTGATCACCACCCTCAGGAAAGACTATGATCTTCGACGAGGAATGCCCGGTATTATAATGACCGGGACTACTCATTCTGGGGATGAAGAGTTCAAACTCTCCACCCTTTGAATTCAAAGATCGAGTACGAACCGTAGTATCGCCGATAAATCCCCTAACGGCCGGCTGCGCAATGAGCGCATTCGGACCGTTTTTGGAGGTACTAGTAGTGCAAGAGACCGGACCAAAGTCCGATAGCTCCACAGTTTCAGTATTTGGAGCGTTAGCACAATGGATAGTGGTCGACCGGCTAGTAGCCTGTCGACTTTTCCTATCTATCGTGATAGGCTTTCGCACTCTATTCACCGGAGTGATTCGCATCGTAGGAAATTCGTATCGCACATACGGGTTCATGGCGAATGCCAAAGAACCAATAAATGCGGGTCCGAATACCCTATATGCGAAGCGCTCTAGTCCAGAACTTGCGTTGACTGCCTCGTATTTCGCCCGAGTCTCATAAACTTTATGAGGATCAAGAGTTCCACTGAGATCAGAGTAAGGAATTCTGACACCAGTGAAGGTCTCTTTCTCGGACGACATACAAGGTTCCTCTTCAATAAGGCGTGAAAGGGATGGAGAGTGGGTACGCCAAAATCCACTCGGAGCCGG